TCTGTTGTCTCAAAGCGTTTACTGTCATTATAATTAAGCTGTACTTTACCGCCTTCAGTAAACATAGCATAAGTTGCGTTAACTGCACTATTAACAAATCGCATATTAGATGCGCCGCCAATGTATAAATCACCATTGCCGTTTTCAATTATTTTACTATCGTTACCATCATGGTAAATCTGTAGGTCAGACCCAGCACCGAATATGGCTTTGTCGTTGTCACCGAATGACAAGTCGCCTGACATTGTACTACCAGTCTGTAATACAGCACCACTTAATGAAGCATAAGCCGCTACCCAAGTAGAACCTTCGTACACTTTCATAGTGTCATCAGTGCTGTTGAAATAGAGACTACCAGCAACCAATGCGTTTCCGTCGTTGTCTACTGATGGATTGCTAGACTTTACACCTAAGTATCTATCGTCAAAGCTATCTAGTGCCGCTAAAGCCGCATCCTTAGAAGCTGATGCCGCTGTTGCAGAACTAGCCGCCGCTGTTGCAGAGTTAGCCGCATTTGTTTCTGCGCCTGTTATTGAGGCCGCACTTGCCGCACTTGCTGTTGCTGAGTTTGCACTTGCAGTAGCTGAGTTTGCAGAAGATGTAGCTGAAGTTGACGCTTCGCCAGCTTTTGTATTCGCTGTTGCGGCTGAATTAGCAGAAGCTGTAGCACTTGAAGCACTATTAGTTTCTGAAGTTGCCGCGTTGGTTGCTGAAGATGCCGCCGCATTCTTTGAATTTAACGCATTAGCTTCAGATGTTGCCGCCGCGCTTTGAGATGCACTCGCTTCATTAGCTTTTGTTGTTGCTGTAGTAGCTGAGTTTGCACTATTAGTTGCACTTACTGCGCTATTATTGGCTGATACAACAGCTTCAGCGGCTTTAGTTGTTGCTACGGTTTGACTAGAGTTAGCTGATGTAGCACTTGATGCACTTGCCGATGCACTATTTGATGATGATGTAGCACTATTAGCGGCATTAGTTTCTGAAGTAGAACTTGCGCTTTCAGATGCAGATGCGGCATTTTTAGATGCTAAAGCTTCTGCGGCACTTGCAGAACTCTCACCAGCTTTTGTAGTTGAAATAGTTGCTTGAGCTGATGCTGTCGATGCCGATGCTGATGCTTCATTAGCTTTAGTTGTAGCTGTAGCGGCGTTAGTATCTGCAGTTAACACTTCAGCCATGTTAGTTGCTACTGAGTTAATGTTAGTTGTGTTACCAGCTACTGTAGTTACGTTAGTTGCAATGCCAGCTACTGTATCAATATTAGTTATGTTTGCGTTTATTGTGTTGATAGCACTATCAGCTCTATCTCTACTTTCTTCAGCTATTAACCTATTTTGTTGGTGTGCTAAGTCTAAGTCAGCTTCAAATAATGTTGAGCCATCTGTGAAATCTACAAGAGCGTTTAGTGGTGTAACACGTTTTATGATAACTTTAGCACCAGAAGCTGGTGTTGAAGCTATGTTGATTGTTGTTGTGTTTACAAATGTAAAAGTTGGAGTTGTCCCATTTACGGTAACAACTACGTCTGCTTGGTTTATGTATGTGAACGGTATTTGAAACTGGTTCGTCGCACCGTCAGCGACATAGTTTACAATGGATGCCATCCATATCTCCTATATTGTGATAAGACCTCGCCGAAGCGAGGCCGTTGTAGTTGTTAATCGAGTCTTAGATTATCCAGAATTGTCTCTGGTTTTACTGCAGGTTTATTACGCTGACTGTTTCTTAGGAACTTCCTGTAAGCCTTTGTTTGCTCACGTATAACTGGATATTCTTTCATCAACTGTCTTAACGCTTTATCCCTGTACCGCTTAATTTCTCTATTAAGCATAGCTACCCTGTGACTTTCTGAAGCTGATACTAGACCGTAATCTTCACCGTCTTTATTGTATCTTTTACTTTTGATAACTCTTTGTAGTTTTTCATTTAAAGTTCTTGAGCCAGATTTCATTGAACCCATTAATTGATTCCAACGTTCTACCTGATCTGCAGTAAGCTCTACGCCTTTTACTTTTCTGGTTGCACCTTGAAATCTATACCCTAATTTACGCATTTCTTTGTTAATTAAAGCTGTGCCAACATCTTTCTCTTGAAGTCCCTTTTTAGTAATATGCACGAAACCTTTAAGTCTATCAGGTGTGTCTAAAGGTTGTCCGTCTATCCAACTGTATTTGATAGTAAGACCATCACGACCAATTCCTGATTGCTTCTTTAACTTATCTAAGTAGCTTCGAGTATCACGTAAATATTCATCATTCATATTACCTCTCTGGTTTGTAAAACTAGACAACGGTAGTAATGATGCCATTCGTTGCTTAAAGAAGTTCTCGATTTCCCAAGGGCTATCTTTTGAATTCATCAAGCTAACTGTATCAGAGATACCTTGTAGGTATGTTTTAGATACAATGTTATTACCTGCCGCCGCTACAAACATAGCCATCATGTCTGTTGCATCGTTATCTGCCATTTGACCTGCTACAATCATTTCATTGATATCGGCTACGATACCAAACGATGTAGTCCAAGGGTCTAATCGAGCATAACTAACCCAGTGTGGCTTTTCATCTGTACCAAAGTTAATTGAATACGGTTGCCAATCCTTTGACTCACGCCATAATTTAGCTAGTTTTGGGTCAGTCGGACCACCTCCAGATAGCTTATTATTAAGGGCGAGAGCTGATAGAGTACCATAAATAGCAATACCCATAGCCATCTTACCTCTAGCTTGCGCTCTTATAGATGGGTCAGCGTTATTTAATTCATCTTTGTACTGCTTTCTTAATAGATTAAACGCTGGTGTTCTATCTATAGCTTGGTTTAAGATATTCATTGGTGTTTGTATGAACGGTGTTAACTGTCTCATTAACGGGTGTTTATTTACAAACCCTTGGAAGTTTCCAGAGAATGTTCCTTTTTCTAGTGGCTGTGTAAATGTAGCCTGTCTAGCTTCTAGTAACGCCGCTGATGAATAACTACTATTCTTGTTAGCAGAACCAATAGCATTCTCAATGAACTTCTCTTTAACTTTAGGGTCGTCTACAACTCTGCGAGTTATAACAGCATCCGACCAAGCTTCTTCAGCATCTATCTTTGTGACAAATGCTTTTTCGAAAGTATCTTCAATCCACTCACGTCGATTATTAAATCCAGCTTTTTGTATATCTCTGATATCCATGTAAGCCGCGTCAGTAGATATCTTAGCTTGTAGATGTGACCTGTAAGAAAGTTGCTTAAAGAATTCATCTTCAGCTCCTAACATACGAGAAGGTATAGTTAACGCTTTACCTAGTATGTCTAACGTCCCACTCTTAACACCAAGATATTCAGATGATATTGCACGGGGGTTGGTACTCTGCATTGCGTTATCAACCTTAACACTTTCATCTAGTATAGGCTTCATGTTGTAGCCAGACCTAGCCGCTAATTGTATGGCATCAGAAAAGTTAGATATATAATATGTATACATCTTCATTGCGGTCTTAGCTTCTTTTAAGTTTCCACCCATAACCGCACCTATTGCGCGTTCTGTAGGTCTCAACATAAGGTTAACACTGTTTGAAGTCATATTGAGCATATGTGTAGTTGGACCACTTAAAATTGAGTTAATCCAATACTCATTCAGAACACGTAACCACTTACGTTCTGCCGCTTTAAATATAGTCTTGGTACGCTGTTTACCATTAGTAACTTTAGCTAATTCTTGAGCTAGTTTTCTTACCTTCTCACTACCACCAAACATATCAACTCTATTTACAAAGTCAGTACCAAGAGAATTGTCAGTGACAACTCTACCTGCACTTGTTGCTCTAGCCGCTGATGTCTGCAGTGACTTAACGTTTGCTACTACTTCCATAGTTGCTTGCATCATATCTACAAACTTATTTTCATCGACTTCTGTAAGTGTGCCAAGTTCTTTCTTTTCAGTCATTTCTTTTGAAAGTCTACCAACTTCATCACTCATAGATTGTATGGCAAATTTACCTGCAACTATCTTCTCAGATAAATCTCTTGTGATAGTTTCAGTGATATTTAGTTCTTTAATGATGTTGTTAGGGTTTGTGCCAGACGCATCTGCAATATATTTAATTGCACCTCTATGTACATCATCAAGTGTTTGAGGCTTATCTAGCTTCATCTTTTTGAATGTTTTAGACTCTCTCAGTACAGTCGTGAATTCTTCAAGAATTTTAGCGGCCTCGATTGGCTGGTTCATATTTCTTGAGTTAAAGAATGCACCATCTTCAATAGATACTAATTCAGTGTCACCATTTTCAAATGCTCTTGATAAAGCTTTTTCAAAATCTTCTTTCTTAATTAAAGGAACTTTAGCTTTTGGCTTGATTACTTTAGGCTCTACTTGTGCCTGTAGTATCTCACTTTTTGCTTCGTCAGATGTCTTTGTTTCTACGTCTGCTTTAGGTTTAGCGTCAGGTATATCAAGATTACGCATGGCTTCTGCAGGGTCATCTGCCGCTAACGCTTCCGCTGTCTTAGCATTTAATTCGTTTTCAGCTTTAATCTCAGCTTCTGTCTTAGGGACTTCTACTAGATCATCACTAGCTTCATCAGCCTTAAACTTAGTGCCATCAGGTGCTTTAGCTGTACCATCGTCATTAACTACAAGCTTCTCAGGTTTATTCTTTTGAGTTTCTATCTCAGTTAATTCTGCGTGTGTTTCATCTAGTTTAGCCGCTGTTTCATCAGATACTTTACCTAGTTTCTTTATTTCTGCTTTAGCTTTACCGCCAAGCATATGGAATTTCACACCTTTAATAATACCTTCTAAAGCTAGTCCTGTAACACCACCTTCAATAGAATTGCGTAGCCTGTTTTCCCATTCGGGAGCATCTACATCCATTGCCAGTGCTTCAGTTATTGGGTTCGCTAAAAAGCTATCTTCAATAAGAGATGATATGTTAGCTTCATATGGGTCAAACACAGTAGCATCAACGATACCACCTTTAAGCATTGCACCCACAAAAGTCTTTGCTCCACCAAGTGCAACAAATCCTGTAACAAACTGTGAGATACCTTCAGTAAAACCACCAATCATGGTTTCACGTTCATCATCAATAATGTTTAAGTTTTCTACAGCTTTAGTGATAATGTCTTGATCTAGCTTATCTTTGTTAGCTACAACCTTTTCCCTATCCCAGTAGGTAGGTATCATACTATCAGCTTTACCATCACCGTCATTGTCTTCCCAGACTAAACGACCTGTACCAAGCTTATCTTCTACCCACTCACCAGCACTATTAACTGTCTGTGCTGTTTCGTTGATAGCACCTTCGATACCGTTTAAGATACCTTCGCCCATGTCAGCAAGAGTACCAAAGAAACCAGTACCTTCTGGTTCAGCTTCTACAACATTAGTCTCCTGTACTGCCTCAATAACACCAATAGTCGAATTATATTTATCCTGACCGTATTTGGATATGAAGTCTGTAGAAGACAGCAAGCCGCCTTTAAGACGCTGTTGTGCGTCTTTGAATTCTTCTTCTTCCATTTTATAATCTTTCTATTAGTTATTAAGGTCTGTTGGTAATTCCTCTAAAGGAGTTAACAGATATTGATATTTAGCAATAATCATGCTGAATTGGTTCGTTGAAAGTAAATCCATTTCAGCAGGGCTTGGAAATCTTCCGCCGTTTTCCTTTTTGAATAAGGCAACTCCTAGTCTCATTTGCGCCCTATATTCTGCCGCGACTAAGACTGATCTATGCGCTCTAGCATCATCATAATCTTCCACGTTACCTTTGATGACCATTTCAATTCTTTTCATCATCTCACGTTCAGTAGATTGCCCCACGAAATCTAAACCAAGTTCATCATCTAACTCAGGGTTATATTGAGACTTCCAGATATTTAGTTTTGCGTTAACACCTTCTACAGTAACCTTACCTTCTTCTGAGTATCTTAAAATAATATCAGAAGCTTCTTCAATGGTTTTAGCTTTACTTAAAGCCGCATCTAAATTTAGTTCACTTTCTGCAGTTTTATTTTGTCCACCAAGTCGTTCAGCTTTCTCCATTGACCTTAAAGTATTGGTATAAGATATTGCTAATGATGTGTTTTTCTCTTCGGACGACATTTTTAAATCAAATATTTGACCTCTTAAAAGTAGTTCATTTTCTGGTGTTGGGTCGGTCACATAATCAATAAGGAATTGTGCGGAGTTTGCACGAATTACTTCATTCTGTTTGTCTAATTCTTTTTCTTCGCTAGCAATCCTAGCGTTCTCTATCTGTATAGATTTAGTGATAATCGCGTTTTCTTTTTTCTTATAATATAAAGAATTACCTACAACATCTGTACCAAATTTAGTGTTTTTAAAAACCTCTAAGACTTCTAAATCACCAGTTTCTTGTACGTGCATACCAACAGCATCAATTATTGTGTCTAATACTCTACCGTTATTTGCACCATTTACTGAATATTTGGCGGCTGTTTCTTCTAACCATACACCAAACATCCCACGGTTTGTTATATAGGACATTTCATCCATATCATCAGTAAGCATAGTGGAAACAGCTTCGTATACCTCGTTACCAAGTTGTTTGTAGTTTTCTTCTTTCTGCCATTCGATATGTTTATTCTGCCAAGATTGTCGAAATAATTCTTCTGCTTTTGCCGCAGACGTACCAAAGTTAGTTGCCATCTCTACATCAGAGAATTGTGACATACCGTTAGCTTCTACGAAATCAGCTTGGAAATCACTAATAAACTTATTAACTACATTAGGGTCATCGTTATGATGTAGGTTTTCAGACGCTAATGCGGCCTCTAGTTCACCTGTGTATCTCATAGCTAACGTGTTCATCTGTGACTCACGATAACCTTTTCTAAGATAAGGGCTTGCGCCTTCTGGTATTAGACCTTCCTTAACAGCTTCGCCCATAGCAATTCTGTTTTCTTGATATAATCTCGTACCTTCTTTGTACGCCGTTTCGTCTGCACGTTTTTGATTATTGGCTTCGTTACGTTTAACCTTTGGGTCTAAACGATTTAACATTTCTGTTAACTTAGCAAAGTCATTATTCTTAACTGGCTGTACATATGTTTCTACAACTCTAGCAGTAGGAGATGTATTTGGTATTTGGTTTTCGAATGGATTTCCCACTACTGGTCTTGCCATAATATTCTCCTATCCTATATCGAATGTTCGTTGAGCGTTTTTCTCATCCATATCCAACTTATAGTTTGCTAAAGGTTCTGCGACTGCAAATAGACTTTCAGCAAAGCTTGGTGGTGGGTTTGAGTTTATTCTGTTTTGCGCTTCAGATTGGAAAGCAAGTTTATCCATTTCGTTCTGAGCTTGCATACCTTTAAGTTGACTATCAACTCTTGCTGTCATTACACCTTCAGAACGTTCAAAATCATTTATAAGCTGGTCAACGTTTCTACCTTGAACCCCAGAACCACCAGCTACAGCTAACGCTGTCCCTTGTGATTTCATGGCTTTTAAATCAGCATCTTGTTTTATCTCAGATGCTTTATTTTGTTCTTGTAATAGGCGTAAGTTCGATTGCTTGCTCTTTATAAAATAAGCATCTTTAGAGGCTTTAGCGACTGCCGCCGCTTGGTCTGCTTTTGCTTTTTGTTCCATTACTGCGCCACCTACTTTTAGGGCAGTCATTATGGTTGCTGGGTCACACATTTTTATTAATCCTTACAAATTCGTAAAAGGGTCTGCTTTCAGCCCCGTAGTTTTCGTGCTTGTTGATGAACGTAAAGCCCATCCAATCAAGCCATTTCATATGGACAGTGTTTCGGGCATCTACACAGTTATATAGTAATGAATAGTCCTGACCTAAGTAGGCCAAAGCTTCTTTACTGTTTCGCAAGAAAGTCATCTGGTATTGATAGATGTCATCTGTAGCGCACATCCAGACGACCCCTGCGTTTTCTAAATCAGATTTTACCACACCACACAGACCTACACGCTCACCGTTAGGTGAACGTAGGGTTAGTGTTATATCTCCTATATCAAGGCCATTATGAAGAACGCCTAGAGGCTCATTACCTGTTGCCGCTTTACATTCTTCATAATCTGCTTGTCTTAATTTAGGAGCGATAAAATCTACATCTTCCACCGTTGTTGGTGTTAGTAGTTTATTATCCATTTACTCTTCTACTTCTGAGGTGCATATTGCCTTCCCATTCTGCCGATAAGAATTGGCAGGGTAGGTGGCTATCACTCTCTATTAATACTCGTATTCGTTCAGCTTTAGACATAACTGGAAACCTAAAGTCTCCACTATCTAATGCTGTAGAGCCAAGTAAGTTAGAACCACCACCAATAATACGACCTGTGAAGATGTACTCTTGTGCTTGTGAGTTTTGTTTTTGTATAACGCTGACCTTAAAATCACCACTATCTTGATATCTTAGTAGCCAATGTTTGATCTGCAGTCGTCCACCAGTAATCGCAACACGTCCACCAGATGCTGTAGGTTCTTTAAGCGTAGGCTCAGAGAACTCATAAGTCATAGTATAACGTTCACCTACATAAAATTCTGTTGATGTATGATTACCTGATATGATAATTGTTGTACCTGACGCGCTCACATTAGTTAACACAGTACCTTGATTTGTACCTCTAGTTACTACAACTGGATTAGTCATAGAATATGGAGTTGTTATTGTTGTTTGATTAGTTGAACTATTATATGCTTTACTAACTTCTGCGTTAGATAATCGATAGTCTAATCTGGTAACATAATCTTGATTACTGTCACTTCTACCTGCATCAAAATGCATTTGCATTAATAGCGTTTTACCTGATTTATTTAATACAATGTATAATGTACTTTCAATAAATTCAGCGTTTAATACTTCTGCACCATTGAATGTATATTTAGACCATGATGATTGCATTTTCTCACGCCCAGCCCAGTGATACTTATATAAGAATATTGTATCGGTAGCTAAAGAAGACATCATAACTAGAGCATTCTCAGCGGTACTAGCCGCTAATTTAAACACCCCATCAGGTACATACTTAGCTACGTGAGATGTAATATCTGTAGCGTCTGATCTATCTGTGTCATCAACAACATAATATTCTCTAACTGATGTGAACCCACCACGCTTGGCAGGGAAGTACACAACACTCCCAGCACTCACTGGGCTTGTAGTTGTATTAGCTTCATATTCGGTTGTTTGACTTATGGAAGTATTCTTAGGTGTAATAAAATCACCACCCTTCAGAATAAACTGTGTCTGATCAGAGAATAGTAATAATTTACGGTCAAACGGCACAGCGTGTTTCAATGTAGAAACCTTAACGTGACTAGCCGCTACGTCTATCGGGTCGTTATCTAAAAGACTTCTAGCAGTCGTTGCAAAGAAATCAAAGTAATCTGAAGTCCTCGACATAATAACATTCTCACCTGCCAGCACTCCAAAGCGGTTCTGAAAGAAGAATACATCTGTAATTTTCTGTCCTATGAATGATGGGCTGGCTATGGATATTTCATCACCTACAGCTCTATCGCCCCAATTTGCTTGTTCAAATGTGAATGTTCCATTTGCTTGTCTTATTAAAAGATGAGGCATTGTTGCGGCGTTTAGTTCGTATTCAATATTAGGTTTAGCCCACTCAATCCATACACCAGAACCTATTTTATTTTGTGTTCCGTTATCACTTTCAAATTTTACATAATAATCATCAAAGTCATTTGTCTGATCACCTTGTACGTGTGCTATATAACCATCAGGAGCATTTGCAGGTAGGTCATCAAACCTTTGTACTGTACCTACAGTTGGGCTTAGACCTGTATCTCCTAAACTATCATATGTAGCTAGGTCGAATTGTGCATTACCTGCCTTGGTTATAACAACTGTTGAACCATCAGCCTGTGCTGTAAAGTTAGAAACACTATTAATTGCTGTAGCTAGTGCCGTGGCAATTTCATCTGTACGTGTTTCAACTTGATCTGTTTCAGATGTTACGTGGTTAGCGGCAACACTACCGTCTAAATATACAGTGTATCTTTGGTTATAATCACCCTGTTTAACAGCTATTAACCCTGTGAATGGGTATGTAGGAGTTAGCTGTGTACTCATTGCTGTTGTCTGTGTTGAGTTAACAATGAATGTATAGTCAGCAACTGTAACAGCTCTAAAATCAGTAGCTGGTGTTGTACTGTTTAGGTAAGCAGTACCATTAGGGTAAGTAACGGTTTTCTGATTACCAGCTAGGTCATAGATAGAAATCTGATTACTAGCGTTAATAAACATAAAATAACGTTCTGATATGTCCCTATTTATTAAGTGTGTGAATGACCCCGTTGTTGCGGAGTTACTCATTGTCGCCACGTATTCTAGCGGTGGTCGCTTTTGTAGACCCTCAACAAGAGAAGGGAACGCATTAACCTGTTGTTCAGCTTGAGATGATAATCTTAGAGCTGGAGATTGTTGCGATATACCTTGTACCAAGTTGGGGATAGCAGAACTTATCATACCCATTAGATCATCCTACGGTTATTTCCACGGTTCATTACACGCGATACTGAATAGCTATCCATCATGTTATAATCCGCTGTATCTCCTTCAAAATCTTTTAGATCAATCAGGGCTTTTTGTTCATCTCTTGATACCATCTTACTAATGGTTTCTGAGTTAAGCATACGGTCTGAAAATATACGTGCGGCTCTTGTAGTGATGTACCGTTTAGCTACATCAGGCAGTGCCAAGAAGTCTCTATAATATACGATTGTTGCTTCAACACTTGCTTGGAATTCTAAAGACCTAGCTGTTAAATCAAACAACTTTCCATCTCTCTCGACTGTATTGAAGTCTGGTGTGTCTATACGTGCAACATCTGCAGGTATAACAATTTGGTTAAATTCGTTACGACTAAGCACGACTTTATCTTCAGTATTAAAGTGCCAGCCTTGAGCTTGAACCTCACGGCTTACCTCAGTCAGCACTTGGTTAGCGATTGTTACATCTGTAACCTGATTACCTGTAAGTGTGTTAACAGGAGCTTCGCCGATTGTAGTCAGCAAAACGTTGACCGCTTCTAGTTCGGTCATAGACGTTGGTTTTGTCATGATGTCCTCATTTAAAAAAAAGGGTTGACCCGATTAAAGGCCAACCCAGAATTAGATTAAGCAGTTTTGATTTCTACTGAACACTCAGGACGCAAGATGCCGTGTCCCATTGCGTACTTCGCCGCCATTAATGTACCTTGGTACATAACTTCGAAGTCACCAGATGTTCTTTCAACAGCTAAGTCCATTAACTTAACAGTACCCAAAGCTTGCTTCTGCATTACAACTGCCGCTGTAGTTGAGAAGTTACCGTGATAAGTGTTGTTCTCACCAGCTACTGCTGATACGTTTGTTGATGGTACATTGTTTGATTTAACAATATCAATACCAGCAACTTTAAGAACTGTACCGTCTGCATAAACACCAGCACCACCGAAGTCACGGTTGATTACGTCTGTTGTTTGTACAAGGTTGTAGTATTGTGCTGGTTTCACGATAGCAACACGTTCGTTCTCTGGAACGTCTTTCTCGTCCATGATTTTAGCCGCTTCAAAGATTGATGCCGCTAATGACGCACCATTAGTCTTAGAGTCTGCGTCTGTAATAGCTGAACCGCCATTACCGCCAGTTACTGTTGCAGATGAGCGAGCCGCTAATACTGCTAACTGTAAGCAACGTACATCGAATTGCTTTGCAAGAGCCATACCCAATAGACGTGAGTATTCTGCACGTACATCGTAGTGGTTCTTAGCTTCATCAATGTTTGCGATGAATGTATCTGCAATCAAAACGTCATCGATGTTAACAACGATTTCGTTATGTGCAATTTTCTGTGTACCCAATAATGGTGTACCTACAGTGTGGTATGCGGCATTCGCTTTACCTGTCACTGGGAATGATGCTGATTTACCAGACGCGATTGTACGCGATACGTGTAAATCTTTCATTACGTTTGTTTCGTCAAAAGCAGTTAAAACTTCACCAGCAAATACTTTAAGAAATAAAGCATTCGACTGCGTTGCATTAGCCGCCGCTAGGTTGACCGCACCGAGGCGCGATGGAGTTACGTTTGTCATTGTCTTTTCCTATTTGAAAATAATTTATAGATTTTAAGAATGACTTTCGGTCTCTTACTAGTCAGGGTTGTCATACGCATATGGCCTTGTCGTTCATTATCGATAGTCTCAACCACCCAAATTAGGTGTGTTAGTTATTTCTTAGTACCTTTTCCGTAAGGTTTTTTCTTAGACATAGTTACTCCTATAGTAGTATTGATGGGGATTTCTCCCCACCATAATAGTTTTAAAATACTGAAGACCGTCCTAGTTTTTCTTCAACGTCTTTTGTATACGCTGAGTCTTTACCGTATCGAGGGTCTTTCATAGCCGCTACAACTTGCGCTGTGCTACGAAATTCATCTTTAGATGCCGCTGATGCTCTACCTTGTAATAAGCTAGGCTCAGAACCTTCTGCCGCTTCACGTTTAGATGCAAGCCATTCGACTGCCATCTTTGCGTTCTCAGTCCCACCATCGACCATGTTGTTATACAACTCTAGTTCTTTGGTATCGAGAGATTGCTTTGCCCAATCAGTTAATTCTGCGTAACCTTCTTTACCACCAGCTACATCCATAACTGCGGCAACATCGGCTGTTGCTCCTGATTGCATACCTTTAATGTATGTTTCCACCATTTCCCGTGGATATCCCATACCTTCAAGTTCTGTGAAGCTATCGTCAGATAACTCACCGCCAGATGAGTATTCATCAGCAAACTTGGTAAAGCTGACAGGTTCACCTTTAGGTGTCTCAATGTCTGCTTCTGGTGTATCATTCGGTGATGACATCTTCTTCTCAAGTTCGCCGTATGATTTAGCCATATCTTCTGGTGAGCTAAACTTTTCGGGCAACCACT